GTAAAAATACCAGTTACATTATTATAAACTAATCCAGCTGTTCCTGCACTTGCTTGTGTTACACTTAATGCTGATAGCGTAATGCCACCAGATCCACTGGAATCGTTTGCTGGTAGCCATTTACTTGCAGACCCATCCCATTTTAAAACTTGTCCAACGCCTGGAGGTGTAGTACTTGTATCTACATCAGTTAAACTATCGATGCTTTGTGATACTGTTAATCCTGTTACAGTTGCGTTGGTAAAGTCGATATTAGTATTTGTAAAGTCAACATCTACATTGTTTACAAATTCTACTGTATTGGCAGAGTTACCAAGTACAACGTTACCTGCTTGGTCGCCAATTACAATTTTACCTGACGTTGTACGCATAACGATACCATTACTACCACCCACTAGTAATAATGCGTTTAATTCCTCTTTTATATGAGTACCACCGCTACCAGTAATCTGGTTACCATTTAAATCTAAATTGCCACCAAGTTGTGGTGTTGTATCTTCTACAACATTTAAAATTCCTGTACTGTTAATTGTGCTTAAATCAACAGTGTTACCACCACTAATAGTTAAGTTATCACCAGCTAGTGTTAGTGTTTGACTATCACTGTCTGATGCACTTTCAAGAGTAGTTACTCGACCATCTAAGTCAGTAAAGTTACCATCTAACTCTGTATGCGTTAATGCGCTACCTTTTGCTAGTCTTTTAGTTATTGCCATGTTTTTTATCCTTACAGCACGTAATCGTCACCTACATACCCGTCTTCGACATATTCGCTATTAACTTTGTTGTCTGGACGAGGTAGAATAACGTCACTAATTGCCTGCTTTCTATTAAATTCTTCATCATTTACCATTGACTTAGCATTTTCTGTAATATAATCACTTGCATTATATGTACGGTCCACCCAAGTCTTATCAGTTACATTATCGTAACTTCTGTTCCACTTAGAACCTCTTCTTACAAACATACGGTTTGGACTAAAGTCTGTTCTAATAAAATATTCACCTTCATTTGCAGCTGATGGAAAGGTTGTTCCACTTGCTATTGTTTCGCCATGGTTATATGTGTTGTCTTGTATTACAACACCACCAGCCGTTGGATGTTCAAATCCATATAAGTGGTCTAGTAAACTTGTGCCGTTCGGATCGTCTTGCGCCGCACTTGCTACAATTGCATCACTAACATTAAACTCTGATTTGTATGTACTTATATCGTGGTTTAGTGTAGCATTATTCGCCGCATCTCCAAGTATGTCATTAAACTCTTGTGCATCTGTAAGTGGATTAAGTTTTACTCTCCAAATATGACTGTACCAAGTTTGACTAAATCCTTCAGCACCACGATTACCATCTGCAACTACATAATATTTGCTTATAGGTGCTTTATTTGCATCCAATAATAAATCATCACGTAAATGAGGTAACTCTAGTACATCGCCTGGCAATAGTTTTCTGCCAAGTAACTCTACCATATCGTTAGTATGGAATGTCATATAAAACTGGTCGTTTGCTAAAAACATACCAAATTGTGTTAAGTCAAAATCGTTGTCTTGTACATTGTATATGCCACGTAAGTCATAAATGTCAGGATCATACTTGCGATCTCTATTTTCCAAAAACAACAAGTCTTGTATTTTTGTTTCATTTATAATGCTGTCAATATTAATAAAATCGCCACTTAGCGGATCAACCTCACGACCCTCAATGTAATTAGGCTGTGATGGATCGTTTTGGTCAGGCTGTGATGCTGGGCCAACATACTTGTGTACATTAACTCCAGTGCCTCCAATCCAAAATTGCTCACGGATCTGTCGATCCATAAAGTGGAAATCATTAGTTTTTGTTGGTTTATATAGTGTTAAACGTGGCATACGTATATTTATGGCTTGACAACGGTTTTAAAATAGTATATCGTTTATAAGTAACAGCAATAGTTCAGGAGAATATCATGGCTAAAACAGCAACTCGTAAGAAAAAAACCGTACGTGCTACTAGACGTAAAGGCGCTTGGGATATGGTTCCCACAAAAGATTGGCATACTGTACAATATCATATACATTATCTGATGGAGTCAAAAGAGTGGTTAAACCAAGTTAAGAACTATATTAAGAAAAATTATGACAAAGAAGTACAACAGGCTATTAACAAATTGCCTGATTGGAAGATAGGTGGTAAAAGCCATTGGGCAACAGCCGCATTTGTTGAAGAAAATAAGCCAGAAATCTTACATCCTGATTATGTTGGTAAGTTGGATAAGTGGATTATGTCACTTGCTGAAGAAGGCCGCAAGATTGTTGAAATTAAAAAAGCTGAGGAAGTTAATAAAAAAGTAAAGTACATTCCTACTATTCAGGAAAGACTTCAAGAAGCAACTATTGACAAAATGGAAGAGATTGACCAATGGGCAGATGATTGGCTTCGTGATCCTAAAAAGAATCCTCTTAGCGACAAGCAACCACTAAAACTATTTCGTAAGTTAGAAATTAATCTTGGACATGCACGATTTATCCAACAGTTTTACGAAGGCACTTATCAAGAACTAACTGAACTTATTAACTTACCTGCTCCTAAGAAGCAAGATGATATGCAACAGCAACTTGCTGAAGGATACAATCACTTGAGTACAAAAGAAAAGAAAGAGTTGCATGGTTTTTATCAACGTATCTTCCAAGCACTTGAAATTCTTCGTGCAGAGAAAAAACAAACTCGTGCTGTACGTAAGCCAAAGCAAAAGAGTGCAGTTGATTTAGTTAAAAAGATGAAGTTTAAAGCAAGTGATCCAGACTTCGGTATTAGTAGTATTCCTCCACAAGACATCGTTGGTGCAACTGCACTCGTTGTGTTTAACTGTAAAACTCGTAAACTTGGTGTATACTATGCTGAACATGAAGCTACTTTACAAGTTAAAGGTACTACACTTCAGTTCTTTGATGAAAAAACAAGTAGACAAAAAACAGTCCGTAAGCCAACTGAAATATTACCACAGTGGAAGAAGGTAACACAGCATAAACTTAAATCACAGTTCGGATATCTGAAAACTACTGATATTAAAATGAATGGTAGGATCAACGAAGATACTATTATCTTAAAAGCATTCAAGTAGCATAAATATTAGTATGACAAAACGTGATGAACTTATAAAAGAAATTGAACTTCGCTTAGGTGGACAAATGGTAGATGTAGAGCTCGACCCCGAGCACTACGATCTATCTATTAGAAAAGCATTTGAAAAGTATAGACAGCGTAGTGAAAACGCTGTTGAAGAAGGCTTTATTAAACTTAATGTACAGGTTGATGTATCAGACTATACGTTACCTGATAACGTTATTGAAGTTTATAATATTTACAGACGTGGTACTGGTACAGTAGACGGCAGTGCTGGCGGAGCAATTGAACCATTTGAAACTGCGTACCTAAACAACATGCTAATGAACAGTGGTAGAGCTGGCGGCATGGCAACATTTGATGCACTATCTCAACATCGTGAAGCACTAGGACGGTTATTTGGTAAAGAAATGATCTTTACTTGGAATACAGTTACAAAAAATTTATTCATACACCGCAAAATAAAAGCAGTAGACACTGTATACTTACATGTGTTTAAGCATCGTAGTGATGAAGAATTATTAACTGATACATATGCTATGCCATGGATTAAAGAATTAGCATTGGCATATAGTAAACTAATGCTAGCTGAAGCACGTGGCAAATTTAACACTATTGCAGGACCACAAGGTGGTACAAGTCTTAATGCTGATGCATTGCGCAACGATGCACAAATGTCAATTGATAAACTAGATGATGAACTTAAAACTTATACTGATGGGCAAGCTGGCTTAGGTATAATTATCGGATAATCAAAAACATAAGACTTATTTTATGAACAACTTTCAACCTTTATATACTGCTGGATTCTATCATGGAGAGTTTTCAGAATCTGAACTTAATCCAGTTGTTAGTGAGATAGCACATATTCAAAATAATATCAACTCAGCCGTTCCACATAATAATAAGCTCGCAGGCAATATTGAACGTGAATATGTTATTAGTCCTGATTATATTATGGAACAATTGTATCCACATATTGTTAATTATGGAATACAAATGGGATCATTTGAAAAAGATAATATTCCAGAATTCAAGGAAAACGGAACTTGGGTAAACTTCCAAAAGAAGTATGAATTTAATCCAATACACAGTCATGAAGGTAAATTTAGTTTTGTAATATGGATCAAGGTACCTTTTCTTATGGAAGATGAACTAAGTCTTAATAATGTTAAGTACAGCAACTCGCCACAAGCTGGAATGTTTAACTTTCACTATACTGACATACTAGGAAATATAAAAACGACTTGTTTACCAATAGACAAAACAATGGAAAATCATTTTATAATCTTCCCATCAAAATTGTCTCATTCTGTAAATGCATTTTATACATCAGATGAATATCGAATTAGCATTGCTGGTAATGTTATTTTTTAGCTATTGACAAATTCAAATAACTTTGCTATTATGTAAACATGAAATTAAAATTACTAGTAATAGGTCATGGACGCCATGGCAAAGATACTGTCTGTGAGATACTCAGAGACACGTATGGATACACATTTGAAAGTAGCAGTAAGTTTTGCTCTAAACTTTTTATATACGATGACCTTAAAGACAAATACGGATACACTAACGAAGAAGAGTGTTATGCTGACAGACATAATCATAGACAAGAATGGTATGATGCGATCTGCGATTACAATGTACCAGATCCTGCTACACTAGGTAGAGAAATGTTTAATGCTTATGATATCTATTGTGGGCTAAGAAACAAAAAAGAATTCCATTCTATGAAAAACACAGGTGTATTTGATTACTGTATTTGGGTTGACCGTAGTGACCATTTGCCTCCAGAGAATAAAAATAGTATGAGTTTAGAACAGTGGATGTCAGACTTTACTATTTGTAACAATGGTACACTAAAAGATCTCGAGTTTAATGTACATGCTCTTATCTCACATATTGATCCTTATAGTACAAGTTAACTACGTAGTTAACCACTGTTTCCCCCTTGATATATAGCTATCCTAATAAATACCAATAAGATAGATAGAACCAGAGGAGAACAAAATGGCTTTAGTATCACCAGGTGTACAGGTTAGTGTAACTGACGAAAGCGCATATGGCGCCGCCGGAAACGGAACAGTACCACTAATTGTTGTAGCAACAAGAGAGAACAAAACAGATCCAACTGGTAGTGAATCAGACGGTATTGCAAAATATACAAAAGCAACACAAGCTGGCAATGTAATTTCAGTTACATCACAGCGTGAGCTTACACAATATTTTGGTAATCCAACATTCACTACAAGCGGAACAGCTATTGTACAAGGTAGCGAAACAAGTGAATACGGCTTATTAGCCGCATACAGTTATCTAGGACAAGGATCACGAGCTTACATCGTTCGTGCTAATATTAACCTAGCAGAATTAATTTCAACAACAATTCAACCAACAAGTACTTACTCAACAGCAAATGCATATTGGTTAGACACAGACGCTAGTAAGTATGGTATCCACGTATGGAATTCAACTACTGAAGTATGGGACTATAAAACACCATCAGTAGAAGTAATTAGTACAGCGGCAGGTACAGCCGCAGCGGCAGCAGTTGTAACTGGCGGATATCACGTCGTAATTTCAACTTTAAGTAACAGTATTGAATATTATAAAGAAAGTGGAGCGGCATGGGTAACAGCAG